TGTGTGAAATGGCAATAGAAATGCAAAGGGCGTGGAGAGCAAAAGATATGGATATATTTTGTTATACCTTAAGCAGAAAACTTGGGGAGGCGCGTGTAGATAATAAAGAACGGACACAGGAAGAATATAACGAGAATCTAAAGCATCAATTTTGGCTACCCGCCCTCGAACAGCTATTTGAGATGGCAGATTGGGAAACTGTAAGTAGGGATGATATTATTGGGGGTTTAAACGAATTGGCAAGTGATATTTTGAAAACCGATGACCCAATTCCGTGGAATGAATTTTGGTTAATGATTGTTATGAAAGAAAAATACCACAAATCCTGGAATGGCAAAAAATGGGAGGTAATAAATGAGTATTGAAGGGTTAGAACTAATAAGAAAATTATATGATAATGAATGTGGAAGGTTTAGCGAACATAATCAAAAAATTCTTATGAATTATTTTATGAAAACAACTATTGACACTTTCAAAGACCAGTCTGATATGATTGCGGATTTACAGAAGGAATTAGCTAAGAAATGGGTGGCGAAAGCATGAAAAAGATTAAGAACTATAAATATAAAATAACTGAAAACGATGTTAAAAAGCAAATTAAGCAATATCTAACTCTCATGGAGTGGTTTCACTTTCATATTCTGCAGGGGCTTGGATCATTTCTGGGTATACCTGACATAATAGCAATCAAAGGTGGTAGAGTATTATTTTTGGAGATTAAAAAACCGGGTGGAAAATTATCACCCGGTCAAATAATATTCCGGGATCTTATTTTGTCGCATGGTGGGGAATATTATAAGATTGATAGTTTGGATGACTTAATAAATTTAACAAGTGAAACGTATATTTGTGGTCATGTGTTAGGAAGACCGTTATAAATTGACTAAAACTATTTAAAAGCGTAAAATGGAAAAGGAGATTATTATGAAAGCAGATAAACAATTAAAATCACTAATATCTGTATTTTATATTTTGTTGTGGTTAATATTGGCAGTTGGAGCATGGGGAATATATTATGTTAGTCCAGCGGAAGCACAATTAAGTGATGAAACATTAGACGAAGTAAATAGATTAAGATGGAAACATTCTCCATTTATCTCTATGGCTGATATTACTATTGATCCTTTTGATTATAATGATTGGGTCATATATTTTGAAGATGGAAAGATGTTTGTAGAAACAAGAAAAGGTAAATGGTTTATTGAAATGGAGAAGGTTAATTAAAAAGGTAGTGATGTTAAAATGATTAGCCAAGTAGAAATGGAAAAAAGAGTATATCAGGTAAGCCTATTATTGAGGCGGAAACCGACAAGTTTTATAATAGAATACATGATAAAGACTTGGGGAATTGAAAGAGCGCAGGCTTATAGATATATAAGGTTAGCCAGAAAAGAATGGAAAAAATATTTCGAGAAATTAAAAGGTGACGGTATTGCCTACCATGTAACCCAGAATAGAGATTTAAAAGATAAGGCTATGACTGATGGAGATTATAAACTTGCCTTTGATATCGCAAAAGAAGAAGCTAAATTGATGGGTGTTTATCCGGCAGAAAAACATGAAGAAACCAGGATCATTAAAGTTTTAAAGAAGAAGGAAGAAGGGGAAGAATGACTGTAAAAATATTTATGATAATGGTAATATATTCTGTAATAATGGGATATTTATTAACATTAATTAATTCCTAATACCATGAATGAAACAATCATTGACTTAAGAGAATTTGAATCGTTATTGAATCCGGTATATATACCGCTTCTATACGACAAGCATAGATACTTGGTAATGAAGGGTGGAGCAGGTGCCGGTAAATCCCATTTCGCTTGTCAAAAGATATTAAATAGAACGATGACCGAAAATGGTCATCGTTTTTTAATTCTACGAAAAGTAAAAGAAACAATCCGGGATTCTGTATTTAAACTATTTTGTGATTATATTAAATTATGGGACCTAGAAGATGAATACAAAATAAACCAGACTAATATGCAAATCACATTCAAAGGTAACGGAAACGACATAATATTTAAAGGACTTGATAAAGATGAAAAGTTGAAATCCATTGAAAGAGTAACCGGGTTATGGATTGAAGAAGCTACCGAGATATATGAAAAAGACTTCCAGGAATTAGATCGAAGATTAAGGGGAATATTCCATACATATATGCAAATCATTCTAACCTATAATCCGATCCTTAAAAGCAACTGGACATATAAGAGATTCTTCGCAGGATTAACCGAAGAAGAAAAAGAAGATATAAGGATATTAACAACGACATATAAAGACAATATCTTTATAAAAGATGATAAAGCCTATGTAAAACTTCTTGAAGGTTATAAGGGCAATATGCGTACCGTTTATACCCTGGGCCAATATGGTTTATTAGAAAATGCGATCTATACAAATTGGCATATGATACCGGATGCAGAATTTCCAACAGCAGATGAACCGGTATTGGGACTGGATTTTGGTTACATAAATGCGCAAGCGCTTCTTAAAACAGTTGTAGACATGGAAAAAAAGATTATCTATGTACATCAGTTATCATATAAGACCAGGCAATTAGTTTCAGAATTAGCAACTGATATGAATAAAATGAAATTAAACAATTTCCGGTTAATTGCAGACAGTGAAGCACCGGACAAAATAAAAGAACTAGATAGTCATTATCTTAAAAAGGAAAGAATAAACAAAGAAACCAAGAAATTAGAGATATACTATGAAGAAAATGGATTCCCTTATATTGAGCCGGCCGAAAAAGGGAAAGGATCTGTTCTGGCCGGGATTGATTATATGCAGCAATTTACAATATTAATTACAGAAAGCAGCGTAAACATGAAAGCAGAAATTGAAGGGTATCAAAGAAAAACAGACAAAGAAGGTAATGTTCTAGATGAACCGGAAAAGGGTATGGATCATTTACTCGATGCTTTGAGGTATATCATGTATACGGTTTACTATGTTGGATCTGAACCGGCATTCTACGCGCCGGAATAAAATATATTGACAACGAATAATAAACTATGTTATTATAAAATATATGTTTTTTATGGGGGTAAAAAATGAAATGAAAATATTAAAATAAATGAGCAGGGGGTGGTGTCCATCAAAATTCTATTACCAATACCCTTTACGAATAAAACTACAACGCTAACATTAAGATCAACTTTACCATCATTGAAAACAATATTAAAAGCAGCGTTACCAGTCAGGGCATCAGATTCCCGCTATTGGCCTAATACGCCGATACCATTCGGGAACGCATCCAATACCTACAGAAACACAGCCGAGCAATTAAAGGCTTATCAAGGATGGGTTAGTGATTGCGTATCACTTATTGCCCAGCGTATCGCTTCGATTCCTCTACGACTTTACGACAACAAAGACGAACTCATAGAAGAACATCCATTTTATGACCTTATGAAAAGACCCAATCCAGATACTACCGCATTTCTAGGAAAAGAACTCCGATCCACTTATAAAGACCTTACCGGTGAATGTTATATATTCATGGCGAAAGACGGCTTAGGTATTCCAAGAGAATTATACTTTAGAAGTCCTGAAAGAATATCCCCGGTTGTTAAAAATGGCATAGTGGATCATTTTAAATATTTACAAGGTTATCAAGAAATCATTTATCCCAGGGAAGATATATTATATTGGAAATATGCTAATCCTACAGATCCATTCAGGGGGGCATCCCCGGTACAGCGGAAAGCCTATGCCTATGATACCGACAAATATAATATGATCTACCAATTAAACACCTTTAAAAATGGGGCGCATCTAAAATCAGTGTTAGAAACAGATAAGAATTTAGACGAAACACAAGTAAAAAGAATGTTGAAGATATTTAATGATACCTACGGCGGAATAGAAAACACCGGGAAAACAGGGGCAGCCGTTGGTGGATTAAAATTTAAGACTATAGGTTTATCAAATAAGGACATGGAATATATGTTACTTGCAAAATGGACCATGCAACAGATTGCAAGTGCTTATCATACACCACCGCAAAAGTTATCCCATCCGGAACAAACTAATTTAGCTAATATGAAAGCTCTGGATGTATCGTGGAACCGGGAATGTATATTACCTAGACTGATACAAGATGCAGAAGTATTTAATGCTTTTCTGTTACCCTTATATAAACAGCCTGGACTATATTGTAAATATGATAATCCGGTCCCGGAAGATGAAGCATTTCTATTAAAGAAAAGGGAAAGCAATTTAAAGAATTTCGTAATATCCGTTAATGAAGCCAGGAAAGATGATGGTATGGACGATGCTGAATGGGGAGAAAAACCGATTGCACCGTTTAGTGTTGCACCACTTGAAGTGAATAAACCAAAAGAAGAACCGGAACCTGAACCAGAAAAGGCTTTTCAGTTAAAAGAATATACCGAAGAATACAAGAATAAATATTGGGATATCTTTATAAAGCGAATTACGCCCATTGAAAACAAATTCAAAAGGTCAATGATTAAATATTTCCAGGAACAGGAACTAACAGCATTAAGGGCATTGAGAGCCAAAAAAAGCATATCAATATATCATAAAAAAGTAGAGATAAAAAGTGTTGATGATGTCCTAAAAGTAACTCATAGCGAAAAAGAGTTAAACGAATTAGCAAGGGTGGCTATTCCACTAATTACTGAATCAGTAAAAATAAACGGTATCGCTGCATTCGCCGAATTAGGTGTGGGCGTCGCCTTTGATGTAACTAACCCGGCAGTCATAAAATGGATTAAAGAAAGGGGCGGATTATTAATAAAATCAATATCCGATACAACCCTTGATAAATTAATAAAAACCTTAGCAGCCGGTGTTGATGCCGGTGAAAGTATTCCCTTATTAGCGGGTAGAATAAGCGATGTATTCGCAGATGCTAAAGGATATAGGTCAACCCTTATAGCTAGGACTGAAACAATATCAGCAAGCAATTCTGGCGCATTACAGGCGTATAAACAATCCGGGGTTGTTAAGAAAAAAGAATGGCTTGCAACTATGGATGACAGGGTTAGAGATGAACACGCAGTTATGAATGGGGAAATCGTTGGAATAGATGAAGCCTTTTCAAATGGTGAAATGTCCCCAGGAGAGCCGAATTGTAGATGTACGATATTACCAGTTATAGAAAAAGATTAAGGAGAGAAGAAAATGATTAAGCAAATAGATGGTAAAGACTATATTGAATTAAAGAACATTAAACGAGCAAAGTTAAACAAAGATGATATTGTTATTTTTAGTACAGAAAAGAATTTGCATCCAGAACATATAAAAAAAATAAAAAAGTATCTTAAAAAGGATTTTCCAGATAATAAAGTTTTAATATTAATGGGTGGCATAAAATTGTCTATATTAAAACCAATTAAAAATAATGCAAAAGATTAAATAATAAAGTGAGGTGAGAAAAACAATGGAAAAGATAATTATAAAAGATTTTGAATCAAAGGTAAAAGCAGTAGAAGGAGAGCGTGCCTTAGACGTAACAATATCAACTAATGATATAGATAGGTCAGGTGATATAGTTGAACCCAAAGGAGCAAAGCTAACTAACTTTAAAAAGAATCCGGTAGTATTAATGGCGCATGATTATTTGGGACTTCCAATCGGTAAGGCTACGGATTTAGTTAAAACTGATACCGGGATTACTGCTAAAGTTATATTCCCGGAAGAAGGAACTTATCCATTAGCTGATACGGTTTATAATATGTATAAGCAGAAATTCTTAAAGGCTTGGAGCATTGGGTTTATTCCTATTACATCAGAAAAAATGAAAGACGAGAATGGGGAAGAGATAGATGACTGGTGTGGTGGAAGACGTTTTAAAACATGGGAACTACTTGAATTTTCAGCCTGTTCAGTACCTAATAACCCCAACGCATTATCCAATATGGTTAGTAAAGGGATCGATGTAGGGCTATTAAAAGAAGAAGGATTAATAACAATCGTAGAGGGTAAAGATATTGAGAAGGTAGAAGATCCAAAGGATATAAAAGTCAAAGTTGAAGGGGAAACCGAAGAAGTAATAATAGAAGGTACTAACGAAAAAGACGAAGATATTAAAGAGATTATAAAAGTTGCCTTAAAAGATGCCGAAATTATACCTATTGATCCGGAGAAAGTGATTGCATCTATTGAAGGTGAAGAAGGGGAAACATTAACCGAAGTAAAAGAATTTAATATTAATGAGATATATGAAGTAGTTAAGGAAAACAAAGAGTTAAAAGAAAAAATAGCAGCTCTCGAATTAAAAGCCGGTGCAGTATTAAACACTAAAAACAAATCTAATCTTAAAGATGCCCAGGAATTAATTCAATCAGTATTGGATTCAGCAGGAAAAGAAGAAAGTATAGACGATGAAGGGGGCGAAAGCAAAGATACTAAAAAAGACGATACAGTAATTACTATAACAGAAGATAAAATAGCCGATGCAGGAAAAGACGAAAAAACAGACGAAAAAACAATCACAGTAAATGAAAAAGTAATAGCCGAAGCAGTTTCAAAAGCCTTAAAATATCAGATGGGAATAGTTAGCAAATAATCCAATACAAAAATTAAAATGAAAGGAAGTGATTTATAATGGAAATGACAGAATTAGCATTAGCAGAAATGATTAAGAAACAAGTTACCGAAGGAATAGCACCATATTTAAAAGTAGAAAGACCAGAAGGTGAACCAGGGGTAGAAGAAAAATCCGGCTTTGGATCATTGGGAGAATTTATTAAATCAGTACATTATAAGGATGCTAAATTTAAGGAATATGTTCAAAAAACCTTATCAATGGATAGTGATCCACAGGGTGGTTATTTAGTACCGGAAGAATGGAGAACTGACGTTTTAAAAGTAGCTTCGGAAGATGGTATTGTAAGACCACACGCAACCGTATTACCGGCAGGAACACCAGCGCCAGATGCAGAAATTAATATCCCAACATTAGATCAGTCCGGCGGATCCGCCCATGATTTATTTAGTGGGGTACAATATTTATGGACCGCAGAAGGTGGAACTAAACAAGATACAGAACCATCATTTGACAGCGTAAAATTAGCACCTACCGAATATTCAGGATCCACAGTATTAACCGATAAACTATTAAGAAACTCAAAAGTACTGGAAGCATTCGTAAAAGGCATATATGGCAGAGCGCAGGTTGCATTCGAAGACAGGCATTTTTTAACCGGTACCGGAGTAGGTCAGCCACTAGGAATGATAAATTCACCAGCTTATATTACTGCTGCAAGAACCGGCGCCGGGGCCATTGTATTTGCTGATATCTTATTGATGATGGCAAGAATGATCCCAGGTGAAAAATATCAATGGGTTATTTCAAGAAGTGCTTTAGCACAAATAACAAATTTAATAGATGCAGGTGGTAATAGTGTATTTGTTGCAGGTAATGTTATTAAAGGAATACCTGATACCTTATTTGGATATCCTATTAAATGGACTTTCAGAGTTCCGGCACTTGGCGTAGTAGGTGATATTAGTTTACTCGCTATGAGTTATTACCTAATCAAAGATGGTTTTGGCCCAGCATTCGATACTTCAAAGCATGTATACTTTTCAAGCAATAAAACCATGTTGAAAATGTTCGGAAATGTAGACGGCCAGCCTTGGTTGAATGGCGTAATAACCGCAGAAGATGGTGCAACTACTATCAGCCCATTTATTGGATTAACAGTATAAAAAATAAGAACAGTAAACTTTGAAAGGAGTTGATTATATTATGAGAGATATGGGAGAAAATTTAGCAGTATTAGATGCTATACGACCGGTTGCATCCGCAGCAGCCGAATATAATGTTAGGGCAAATGGAGATCATGCGGTGGCGGCAGAAATTGATCTTGAAGATTATGGCTATCCTAGAAAAATATTAGTATGTGTTTCTGTTGGAGAAGTTGCCGCTGGTGGAACTTTGGATATTGATATTGAAAGCGGACTAGTTACCACAGAATTAGATGATACCGATGCAAGCCTGGACCAGATGATCGCAGCCGGGGTACAGTATTATGAATATACACCAGATCAAAGATTTATCAACATCGAATGCGTTGTAGCAGTAAACGATATAACCTATGAAGTTACCCTAATTATGGAACATTGCAGATTTGCGAAACAGGGAACAGCATAATATTAATACTATGAAAGGATAATCTAATGAGAATTTTAATTAGAAAGACTTTTAAACACGTCAAAGAAAATATGATATTTGAAAGGGGAAAAGATTACCCGGTTAAAAATGAACTAGGGGAATGGATCCTGCGGAAAAAGCTGGGTATTCAGATTGCAGAAGTAAAAACAGATAGTAAAGGTAAGCCCCATTTAAAAGACGTGAAAAAGCCTGTAAAAGACAAAATGATTAAAAATGAAAATGTAATAACAAAATAAGAAAGAAAGGAAGTGATTATATAATGAGAAAATATTATGGAATATTAGCAATAATATTAATCTTGCTTGTAGCTTTTATATTACCTGCAAGCGCGGTTAAGATAGCACCTTATTCCCAGCCATTACACGACATAATGCACTGGGATAAAACTAGTTCCAAGCTGATTATAATGAATCCAGAAGGTGAAAGCCAAACAGTTTCATGGGCATCTACCGTAGATTTATGGAACTATAACGGTAATACCTGGACATATGATCTACCATCCGGAGATAAGTTCGCATTTAGTAAAAGGGTTGATCATAATATATCTACTACAGAAGGGGCAGGATCTACCGTAAGAGGTATAACAGTAACAGACACAGTTGGAGCAGCCGGAGCTATACATGAGGGGATATATTCCCTTGTAACTTCTGCTTATGCAACAGGGACATGGACTAATGCCGTTACTGGTGTAATAACCTATTCAGCAACAGGATCAGCATCTGGGGGATTAGCAGCGGCTTTATGTGGTGAAATAAACATGCAAGCAGCCGCATCATCAGGGGGAAGCTATTACAACGTACATTCCTATTTTAGCGTACCTACTGCTGCAGAATTAATTGACAGTACGGCCTTCAATTATGCTTTTGAAAGATATGAATCGGCAGACAACGCATCTCATGACTTTGACCTTTATGGCTTGCTTTGGCACGTTGTAGGATTAACTGATGCAACTACTAAAGTCTGGTATGACAACACCTTAAAGATCCAAATAGATACCACTAAATGGTGGATTCCATTATCAGAAGCAGAAGGTTCATATACTACAAGTTATCCAATTGTATCAACATATCTTGCCGGAACACAAGTAAATCTAAGTGGAACACTAGCAGAAGCTGTTTCAGGTAGGGGCATAAAATCCTCACACACCGTTAATGTTCCAAACTTTGGTGATGGATATGGTAAAGACGAATTTGAGCTTACCACAACCGGAACCGTAGCAGGACATGTAGCATGTGCATCGTTCTGGGTTAATACTGCTACTGGTGTAACTGGAACTGGTGGTTCATTCCTTACTCCATTAAGTGTTGGTATATGGGAAGATGCTGCTGCATCAATGGCAGATACGACAGTCGTATTAGGCGCAAGAATACAGGGAGTATTAGGTGATACAAACAATGACAATTTAGCAGTATTTAGTCTTGCGTGTAGTGGAGATACCCTTGATGCTCTTTGGTTGATTTCTTCACCAGCACAAGCAAGTTATGCTACAGATGATACAGTTGATTCCGCTAAATTAGGCGCGATGCCATTTATGAAAGATTCTAATGGTGAAGTATATTGGATTCGTTTATGGGAAGATGGTAGTTAAACAATTAAAAACCTTGCCGGGTGTATAGGTTAACCCGGCTTAGTAAAAATATTAAAGGAGAAAGTAAAATGATGAATCGTAGGCAAAAAATTATTGCATTAGCTTTGATTATGGTATTAGTATTTAGTATGGTGGCACTAGCAGCGTATGAGCCATTTAAGGTAAAATTAGGATTATTCGACAGGCTTGTTTGTATGTCTTTACTACCGGAAGAAGGATCTTTTATAACCTTAAAGATTGTTAGAGAATTACAAATGGAACTTGCACCATCAGAAGAAGAATATAAGCTGGCCGGGTTAGTTCCCAATCCCACAAATGGGGGAACAGAAGCAAGCCTGGGCTGGGATAAAGTACCAGAAAAAGAAATTATATTTGGTGATATAGCAAAAGGGATTATAGTTGCTGCTTTAGAAAAGTTAGACAAAGAAGAAAAACTAACACAGCAGCATTTTTTACTATATAAGAAGTTTATCATAGGTGTTAAAGAAGGTGAATAACTTATGGCAATAGATCAATACGCATTAACGACACTAGCAGCCGCGAATTACGAATTAGGCCTTACCGCAGATAGTGGGGTAGTTGATGCCCATATTGAAGATCTAATAAACCTGGCTTCTGATATTATCGAAACTTCATTAATGAGAAAATTAAAGATCCGTTTATATGTCAAAAAAAGGATTAGCGGTAACAATCAGGAACAGTTATATTTTGAAGAATATCCTGTAGTGGCCGTTAATCTTGATAACTTGGTATGGGATGCAGCAGCTAAAACATTAACCCGGAATGATGGTGGAAGTTTTGTTAATGATGGTTTTGCCGATGGTAATGAAGTATTGGTTCAGAATTCAGATCTTAATAGTGGATTACTAACTATAAATGGCGTTGTTACCCAGCATGTTATAACCTTTGATGAAATTATAATAGCAGATACAGATGACGATAATGTTATTATTTCACATTGCCGGGAATTATGGGTAAATGATGATCTGATTGATGCGGATGATTACGAAGTAAATGAAGATCATATATATTACGAGGGTGGATTTGCTAAAGGTCATATGAATATTAGGCGAACTTATTACGCAGGATATACTACGATCCCGAATGACATACAATCAAAGTGTTTAGATTTAGTTAAATTGGCTTACAACGATAGCAAGAATATTAAAAGTGAAAAGATTGGTCCGTATAGTGTAACCTTTTTCGATAATAAAGCCGAGATCATGGAAAAGATTCGGACAGATTTAATTGGTTATATGAGGGTTGTAGTATGAGTATAGGCAGATTTTTTAATAAGACAGTAACCCAAAGGAGAAAAGGATCATCTACCAGTGCAACCGTTGAAGTTTGGGGAAATATATCGACATCCTTAAAATGTTGTATACCGCCTACTAGTCCAGGGGATTCCATTGCTTTTAGTAGCGTTAATATGCACCTGAATATTACGCATCAACTGTTTTGCTGGGCTACCGAAAGTATAAAAGTAGGCGATAAAATCATTGATGGATCCACTACATTAGGCGCTGACATAGCTTTTGTCGATGGTGGGCTTGCTGCTGATTCAATAACATGCGTAGCAGCTACATTTTTAACTGACGGATTTAAAGTTGGTGATGTGTTTAGGGTAGTTGGATCAACCTCTAATGATGGGGAGTATACTATACTAACCGTTGTAGCCGGTACGATAACAGTAGCAACCGGGAGCCTGACAACAGAAGCCGCAAGCGCTACAATAACACTAACAACAGGAGATGAATATATAGTAAGGTTACAGCCTAAAAAGTGGGGCGAATTTCTACAACTTTACTTGAGTGAGGTGGCTTAATGATACTAACAAAGGCTGATATATGGCTGGAAAAAATAAGGCAAGGTTAGTCTATAGAAGATGTTCCGGAAAATATAAGATCGGAAGTTGCTGAAAAGATAGCAGAAAAAACTATAAAATGTAATGACTGGATAAAGGCGAATAAAGAAAGGGATAAACAATGCAAATAAAAACCGAGATTATTAACGGAAAAGAACTGGCTGCAAGATTTAGAAGCGCTGGGAAAATGGTTGTAGATAAAATTGATAAGGCATTATATAAGGCCGCGTTAATAGTTGAAAGATCAGCGAAATTATTAGTCCATGTAGATACCGGAAGATGCAGGGCTTCAATTACACATAGATTAATCCCGGCAAATGCAGAAGTAGGTACTAGGGTTAGTTACGCACCGGCATTAGAAAAAAGATATCCCTTTTTAAAACCGGCATTGGACAACAACGAAATGGAAATAAAAAGGATATTGCACAAAGGATTAACTGATACTCTGGCAGCAACTTTTAAAGGATTTACGAAGATATTTTAAAGGGGAATTATGCTTATTAAATGTATCTATTTGTTTCTATCAACCATACCTTTGATAATAATTTCTAACGAGGTAAGCGAATATTTTAATAGTTATAATTTTAAATTTGGCAAGGAAATAACGGAAAGAAAGAAATTTAGATTAATCGAACAGGTCTTTGGATTTATATTTGTATTGTCTGTTTTCGTAATGATTATGGCCGTAGTTTCTGGAACATATATCTATATATTCTTTTAAGAGGTGATTTATGAAAATTAAATTGGAACTTCGTGGAAAAACTGTAATATGTTTAGGGTGGATTCATTTATTCTTTCTTGCGCTAGTTTTATTTGGTGGATTTATTATGTTAGTAGCCGGGGTATTAAGTTTATGAGCCTAAACAGCATTATCGATAAAGTAATAGTAATTGTCCGGGAAGCAATTATAGGCGTTGCAGGGTCAGAAAATTATTCACTCTGTAAAGGCGTATATGACGGCGACCAAATGTCTTATAGTAATTACCCGGTTATCTGTATTGGCGTACCTTCTTTATTAGATGAAACATTTCCGGTAATATCCAGACAGACAATAAGGGATGAAATGTATACTATCGAAATTGTTGGTTATGTAAAATTAGCAGATACTTCCGGGAATGCCAGGCAATTAAGGACATTAACCGATTCAATAAGAAAAGCGATCCGGGATGATATTAAATTAGTTTCAGCCGGACCACTAGCCGGATATGTAGATCATGGAGAAATAGGAGATTCCAGATTTGTATTCGGGGCAAAAGGCGACATATTATTAAGAGTTTCAGTTACTATAATAAAATATATTAAGCGGATAACACCGTAAAAGAAAGGAGTTGATAAACTATGACACAGGCAGAAAGAGGACATATTGCTTACAAAAAAGAAACAA